ATTTCGAGCAGATTGATGCTCGCGTGAAGAGTAAATTCCCCGAAGTTTTCGGGGGCGAAGACCGGCCACAAACCGAGTCTCCAAGAAAACCTGCTTCCGTCGTAGCCCCTGCCACAAGATCGTCGGGGGCTAAAAAAGTCCAATTGACGAATACCCAGATCGCTCTGGCTAAGAAATTTGGATTGACCCCGCAGCAATACGCTGCACAAGTAGCAAAATTGGAGAACCAACAATGACCAGTCCTCGTACACCTCGTGATCTTGTGTCACGCGAAACTAATGCTCGCGCAGTCTATGTACCGCCGACATCTCTGCCAGACCCAACACCTGAACCCGGGTATTTGTATCGCTGGATTGCGACTCACGTACTAGGACAGGCGGACCCAACTAACGTGTCTCGTAAGATGCGCGAAGGCTGGGAGCCGGTGAAGGCAGAAGACCATCCAGAACTGCAACTGTTTGGCAATGAGAAAACTGGGAACGTGGAAATTGGCGGCCTCATGCTATGCAAGATGTCTGCTGAAAAAGCGCAAGCCCGGGATGATTATTTCAGCAAGCAAGCGCAGAACCAGATGGATTCAGTGGACAACCACTTCATGCGAAACAACGATCCTCGGATGCCTTTGTTCAGCGACCGCAAGTCAACGAACACTCGTGGCGGGGGTTTTGGTTCAGGTTCTAAGTAAACAAGGAGTCCTTAAATGGCATCAGTTGCTTCTCCCTACGGCTTTCGTGCCGTAAATGAGCTGGGAGGTCTACCTTACTCTGGTAGCACCCGCCAGTTTCAAATTAACCCTGCTGGCTACAACACGAACATCTTCAATGGTTCGCTCGTGTTTGTGAACACTTCAGGCTACTTGCAAATCGCTACCTCTACTGGTGCTGACGCTACTACCAACGGTTTCCCCACTGGTACTGCTAACACTGGTTGTATCGGCGTGTTTGTTGGTTGCTCGTACGTCAACGCACAAGGCCAAGTAATCTACGCTCAGTACTACCCAGCTAACACTGTGGCACCTGCTGGCACGCTTATCACTGCTTACGTGATTGACGACGACCGCGCTGTGTTCCAAGTCCAGTCCGCTGGCTCTGTGACGCAAGCTGCTTTGGGCGCAAACGTGTTCTTGAACGCCGTGCAATCTACCTCCACAGGTAGCACCACCACTGGCAACTCAAACACTGCTGTTGTGGCCGGTTCTTCTGCTGTTACTACTACCGCCGCTTTCCGCGTCGTTGGTTTTGTGGACATGCAGGGCTTCTCGACTGTGGGCGACGCCTATACTGACATTCTGGTGAAGTTCAACCCCGGATACCACGCTTACAGCAACGCTGTTGGTCTGTAATAGGAGCTAAAAAATGGCTATTTCACGCGCACAACTGCTCAAAGAATTGCTTCCCGGCCTGAACGCTTTGTTCGGCATGGAGTACGCACGCTACGGCGAAGAGCACAAGGAAATCTACGAGACAGAGAAATCTGAGCGTAGCTTTGAAGAAGAAACCAAGTTGGCCGGCTTCGGTGCAGCTCCTGTTAAGAACGAAGGTTCTGCCATTGCTTATGACAATGCGCAGGAAGCGTTCACAGCACGCTACAACCACGAAACCATCGCCTTGGGCTTCTCTATCACTGAAGAAGCTGTTGAAGACAACTTGTACGACAGCCTGTCTGCTCGTTATACCAAGTCTTTGGCTCGCGCTATGGCTTACACCAAGCAAGTTAAAGCTGCTTCCGTTTTGAACAACGGTTTCAGCGGCAGCTACTTGGGTGGCGACGGCGTGTCTTTGTTCGGCGTCAACTCCAGCTCAGCTCGCGTTGGTCACCCCCTCATCAACGGTGGTGTGAACTTCAACAGCCCAACTGTTGCTGTTGACTTGAACGAAACTTCATTGGAAAACGCTGTGATTCAGATCGCTGCGTGGACTGACGAACGCGGTCTGCTGATCGCTGCCAAGCCCGTCAAGATGGTGATCCCACCAGCTTTGATGTTCGTTGCTAAGCGTTTGTTGGATACCGAACTCCGCGTCGGTACTGCTGATAACGATATCAACGCGATCAAGCAAATGGGTGCTATCCCCGGCGGCTACACTGTCAACCACTTCTTGACCGACAGCAATGCTTGGTTCTTGACGACTGACGTGCCAAACGGTATGAAGCACTTCGAGCGTTCACCATTGACTAACTCAATGGACGGCGACTTCGACACAGGTAACGTGCGTTACAAGGCCCGCGAGCGTTATTCGTTCGGTTGGTCTGATCCTCTCGGCATGTGGGGCTCTGCTGGCGCTTAATTGCTCAGCTCAGAAAAAGGGACCTTCGGGTCCCTTTTTTATTGTCGTCTAACCTTCACAATGACTAACTAGGATGGCATTACAGCGCTAATGCTGTATTTAACAAACACAGGAGTTAGTATGTACACGGTAAAAATTAACATCAGCGACTGGGGTGACGACGAGTTTGTAACCATTGAAACCAGCGACTTTGACAAAGTTCAGCTCATCCAAGAATTTATCGAGTTCCAGAAGGAAAACGGTTGGGCCGCTGACTACGAGCACGTTGTTGAGTTTGAAGACGAAGACGAAGAAGTTGTGGAAGAAGACGAGCAGACTTCTGACCTCAATGTGGCCGTGTTTTTATTTGACAGCACAAAACCAGTTGACGAAGAGTAATTTGCCATTTGCGAATAGCGAATTCTAGGGGGCCTCGGCCCCTTTTTTCTTTCTCTTTTTGGCAGCACGCCGTTCATCGTGGTGGTGTATGCGGTGGCAGTTTGCGCAGAGGACGATGCACTTTTTTACTTCTTCCAAAGCAGCTTTGAACCTGCCGTCGCTAACAAGCTGGTTGACGCTATCTGTCTTAGTGCTGGGGTCTTCGTGATGGAAGTCCAGCGCGGCGGAGTGGTTAAACCCGCACTTAACGCAATATAGGGTGGCCTTATATGCCTTCCATTCTTTCCTAAGCGAAGACCGTTTTTCTTTGTTCGCCGCTTTGACTTCCTCGGTATTACGCTTGTAGTGAGCAGCCGAGTATTCTTTGTATTTAGCTTTACGTACTTCGGGGTCTTTATAGGGCATAGGTTGTCTGTTCAGAGCTTGAAACGCCAATAAAGGGTCTTATCTGCACCCCAAGGCTTTGTCGGGTCAAACATTTTGAAGCCTCTAGCTATCAGACTATTGGCCGATGCGGGGTTGTCGTTTGTGTCAGTGACTAACCAGTTCCATCCTAGGGCACGCGCTTGTCGGATGCGGACTCGAATAAGCTTTTTCTGTATGCCTTGTCCACGATGAGTCGGTAAAACGCCTGCCCGGCACAGATAACCGCAATCACTCCAACGCTGAGAGGGAACAAGACCAGCAAAAGCAACCGGAACGCCATCTTCAGAATGAACGAGCCACCAGTAGCCAAATGTTGTAGTAGCAGGTTTATCATAGGGTAAGCACTGTTTTTGGAGTCGAGTAAGCGCCATCTGTGTGTCCAGACAGCCTAGATCAGCACGGTGGATTTTGTAGCGCATAGCTGTATTTTTCCTAGCAAGTATGACAAAACAACGATTGACGTAGATAAAATTTCGTGTATATTCACAGCATCCCGGGGTCCCCGGTGTATCTGACAGTCCCGGCTGACGACATGCAGACAGATACACTTTACAGCATGTAAGGAAACATCATGGCTAATACCACATTCAGCGGCCCAGTACGGTCGCAAAACGGCTTCCAATCCATTACTGTGAACAGCACCACTGGCGCGGTCACCGTCAATTCTTCGTTTGGTACAGACGTTGTTTTGGGCACGCAATCTTTGTCCGGCGCAGGCGCTGTGGACATTGCAAACGCGTTTACTGCCGTGACAACTACCGGCGCGGCACAAGCACTGACACTGGCTAACGGCGCGGTTGGCGAAATCAAAATCATCAGCCACGTTGTGGACGGCGGCTCTGCTGTGTTAACACCCACGACAGCACTTGGCTTTACAACCATCACATTTAGTGCTGCTGGCGATAGCTGTATGCTGGTGTACACATCGGCTGGTTGGGACATCGTTGCGTTGAACGGCGCTGTTGCAGCCTAATCATTCTCGGGGGCTTCGGCCCCTTTGTTTAAAGGAGAATTGATATGACGATGCAAACGGACGTAAAACAGGCGCACTTAAACACGTCTGGTTTTTTGGTTCTTGGTAGAAATCGTGTTCGTGGGATTTCTTTTGTGGGCTCGGCTACCGCTGGGCATGTAACACTGTTTGACACAGCAACAGCCCCAGTTACTACAGCGACTTATGGGCGTTCTAGTACAACAATTACAGTTTCAGCAACTGGCCACGGTTTAAAAACTGGCGACATGATTGGTGCTGATTTCGCTGCTGGCACAGGTGGCACGGCCACCAACGGAAACTATATTGTTACCGTCACCGACGCAAACACGTTCACAGTGACTGACATCAACTCTGGCAGTATTACTGCTGGGGCGGCTATGACCTACGCCAGCCGGTGGTTATTAACTTACGATGTAGCCGCTAGTGACACGTTTAACAACGCGCCGTTTATTCCAGCAGAAGGTGTTTTGGCGTTGAATGGTGTGTACGCGCAGGTATCCAACGTAGTGGCAGTAAACATTTACTACGGATAATCCCATGAAAGACCCGTTCATAAACATGGATGAATCGGTGAAGCACATCGTTGATGGTGTTTCAATCGTAGCAACTGTTGGAACACTGATTGAAATGCTCCCCGCAATTGCTGCACTTTTTACGATTGTCTGGACGGCCATTCGTATTTTTGAGACCGACACGGTTCAGCGTATGCTGGGGCGCAAGAAGGCTGAAGATGCCGTCGACTAGTAAAAAACAACACAATTTCATGGAAGCGATTGCACACTCGCCGTCGTTTGCCAAGAAAGTAGGCGTCCCGCAGTCCGTGGGCAAAGATTTTTCAACAGCCGACAAAGGCAAAAAATTTTCTAAAGGTGGTGATACTATGGCTTCCAAAATGAACCCCGGCTTCATGGCAATGATGGCCAAAAAGAAAGACGGCGCAGGCACAAAGAAAATGGCTGGCGGTGGCATCACCAAAGCCAAAATGGGCGCAGTTAAAACAGCTGCTCCAAGCAAAGACGGCATGGCCACCAAGGGTAAAACCAAGGGCACCATGGTCGTCATGAAGGGCAGCAAGCCGTTGGGCATGAAGTCCGGCGGTAAGTGCTAACACCATGATGGCCAGCCGAGGTATGGGGGCCATCTCCCCCTCTAAGATGCCCAAGGGCAAAAAGATTACCCGCAATGATAATCCGAACGAGGTCGAGATGTACGCCGACGGCGGCAAGGTCAATGCTGCGGGTAACTACACCAAGCCCTCTCTGCGCAAGCGGATCGTGTCTCAGGTAAAAGCCGCAGCAACTCATGGTACTGGCGCAGGTCAGTGGTCTGCACGTAAAGCGCAGTTGGTGGCCAAGAAGTACAAGGCCGCTGGCGGCGGGTACAAGGACTAAAGTGAAAGCACCGCAGCAATCCCTCAAAGACTGGGGCGACCAGAAGTGGCGCACCAAGTCTGGCAAACCGTCGTCAAAGACGGGGGAGCGGTACCTGCCTGAGAAGGCAATTAAGTCCTTGAGCCCTGCTGAATATGCGGCTACTACCAAGGCAAAACGTGCAGGTAAAGCGGCGGGAAAACAGTTTGTTGCCCAGCCAAAAACAGTCGCAAAGAAGACAGCGAGGTTTCGGTAATGGCTACCAAAAAAAAGGGTCCTTCTTTGGCCGTAGGTCGCGGTGAAAAGCTCCCAGCGTCTAAGGGTGCGGGTCTTACAGCCAAAGGCCGCGCTAAATACAACGCAGCTACAGGCAGCAACCTGAAGGCCCCACAGCCACAAGGCGGTGCCCGCAAGAAGTCATTCTGCGCACGTATGTCCGGTATGCCCGGCCCAATGAAAGACGAAAAGGGTAAGCCTACTCGTAAAGCAGCGTCTTTGGCACGATGGAAATGTTGAGGTAAAAAATGGCAACCAAACAATCAAACGTATTGATAAGCGACATCGAGCGCCCGGGCCGTAAGTTTTTGCGTGAAGCGATGGACACCAGCGACTTGGAT